TCCATAATTTCTGCAATAGATTTTGCATCTTCACGATTTTTCACAGATATGGCTATTTCATCATGTATTTGAATAAGCGGTGTGCGTCCGGATTCATAAATATTCACCATCGCCTGCTTTGTCATGTCTGCCGCAGACGCTTGTATCAATCTATTCAAGGCTTTATAGGTGTATGCCCGCTTCAATCTGGTGGTTTCACCATACTCACGGATGGCCTCTTGATATGGCAGGGCCTTGTTCATGGCAAACGTGTCGGGCTCCCACAGATCAAATCGGCACTTGCGGCCCAGTATCGACCGGACGGAGCCGCTACTATCCTTTTTGTTCAGGTGGTTTTGTACGCCGTTCATCAAGCCTTTTACAAACGGAACGCGGTCATGGTACTGTTTGACCAAACCCTTGGCTTCATCAACGTCAATATCTAGCTGGTCTGATAGCTTGTTGACGCCCATGCCATACATCATGCCAAGGTTAATCGTCTTCGCCTGCTTACGCGAGATCTCCGCCATTTCTGCAACCATCGTATGAAAATCCATATTATTATCGTGTCTATAAGCATTAACAAACTCCTCCGCGCCATTAAGTAGTGCGCCTCTCGTTTTTCCGAATACATATGCGTAGTGAACCAAGATCCGTGGTTCCTGTTGCGAGAAATCTATAGCAGCCCACTGGTCTCCCTCTTCCGGTAGGAACAAACTGCGTATCATTGGTCCCATCTCAGGGTCACGAGCCGGTATTTGCTGTAGGTTTGGGTTTGACATGGATATACGGCCCGATACCGTGCCGCCATCGTCAGATCGTATCTGGTTGATATGACTATGTATGCGCCCATCAGACCGGCAGTGCTTCATTATCGTGTTGATAAACGTGCCGCTGGTTTTGTTCAGGTTGCGGGCCTGCACGATTAGTCGTGCCAACTCGTGGTCATGGTCCGTCAGAAACGATTTTGTAAATGACGGCGCGTTCTTTTCTGTTTTCGGGTACGGTATGCCCAGCGCGTCAAATGCTTTAGCGATAGATGCCGCTGCCCATAGCTCCACGTCCATACCGGCCACGCTCTTGATCTGGGCAAGTACTTCTTTTTCTTTTTTCAGAAGCGTGTTCCGCGTTTTCTCGACCCTGTCCTGATCTACCCGTACCCCGCGCCATGTCATGTCGATCAGGCAGGGCAGAAGCTTTAGCTCTAGTTTTGCTATGGGCCATAGGTCTTCCTTAGTAAGCTGAGTTGACAGGTAGTTCCAGAGTTCCAACGTCAGCTTTGCATCCTCTTGAGCGTAAGGCCCGACGTGCATGGCAGGCATTTTCCACATTTCAGATTTGGGGTCTAAACCAAACTCGCGGGCAGCTTCCTGAAGGTCTTTTTCCTGTTTTACTTTTTTTATCAGATCGTAACAAAGCGCGTTGAGGCTGTAGCTGAACCGGTTCTCATCCAGCAGCGAGGCTATCAACATGGTGTCAATGATCCGTCCATTAATAGTAAAACCCATTTGACGTATCCAGCCCGCATCATATTGTGCGTTGTGCATGATCTTGTCGGCAGGGCACTCAAATACTTTCTTCAGCCATTTGTTAACTATGCGTTCGTCCAGATTGCCGCCACCCAGATGTCGGATTGGTATGTATCCGGCCCAGTCTGCAACGGCTATGGCATATCCCACTACCTCACCGTCACCAGTGGGCCATCCGGGCCCGTTGGATTTGAGATTGGGGTCTTTTGTCTCGACGTCGATGGCTATTTGTTTGGCGTCGAAGATATTGGGCAACTCAGCCGGTGGAACCCACTCACTCTTGGGTCCAAACATCGTCATTTGTAGTGCCATAATCTTTCCTAACCGCGGCCATCTCTGTGCCCTGCACAAGAACGGTCCAGCCCGCTTTGAGGTAATACTTTAACATTTCGATACGAATAAACCGTACCATTACTCTTCCCCGCCCAGTGCGCCATAGCCGCAAATGTCTACCCAACTGTCCTCATGCTCCGGCGTTGCGCTAAGTCGTGCCAGCTTGATAGCGACCATGCACTGATACACTTGAGGCACTGTGACAGGTGTATCTAGCAGAACTGACCACATCTGGGCAATACGGGCATGGTTTTCATAAGCATCGCCATAATCCTTGGCCCGTGCGCCGTTGATTTTGGTTTTTGCTTCTTTAAGTATTTCGTTTCGTTTCATTGTATCTGGTCCTTTGGATCAACATGACGTTTACACTTTTGACATTCATCTTTTGCGTACCTAACATTCCAGCATTTCCAGACGTTTCCGCAAACGCATTCATATGTAAAATGGAACAATCTACTCATATCTGGTAACTCCTTGTGGCATCGTCAGGCTCAACTAAGTAAAGGTTCTGCTTGGTCCGCGTAATGCCAACATAGAACACACGGTGCAGATCGTCAGGCGCGAGTTCCGCGGCCTTTGATGCGGCTGGTGATATCTCTGTAAACAGAACCACGTTGTCAGCCTCGCCGCCTTTTGATCCGTGGATCGTGGACAGGTTGATGCGAGGCTCTGCATTGAACTTTTCACCACGACGTAGCAGCGCGGTGATGTAAGCGCGATCTGCGCTGGGTAACTTATCCATCGCTGTATGCCAGATCATGTCTCGTATGGATGTAATCAAATCCACACCTTCTATTAGTCCGTGGTGCGCGATCAGTTCATCCAGTGTCACCATTTCATCATCGTCGAGTGCCGGTAGTTTTTTAAATCCTCGCTTGACTCTGTCGTTGACGGACATATAACTGTAAATGGTTCGTGCGGTCTTGCCCGTCACTTGTTTACCTTTTCTCAACTGTTCCCAGCCATTAACAGCGTCACTCAGACTTTCTGAGATTGAACGTCGGCCGCGATAGTTGAAAAGATAGCCCCGACTCCGTAGGTCTGCGGTTATATCCGACAGGAAATACGCGGCTTGTGCCAGCACGAGCCACGAACCCCCAGAAAAATCAATCATTTCAGCGCGGGCGATATGTTCTACGTTGCCTCTGTCTGTGCGAGGCAGATAGGTTTTCGGTACGCGACGTTTGATGCGCCGAACCACACGTTCTGCCAGAGGGTGCACGGTAGCTGGTACGCGGTAGGATTGCTCTAGTACCTCGTAGCCGCCGTTTAGATTTATGAAATGCTCGACGTCTGCACCGGCCCAACGGTATATGGCTTGATCATCATCACCGGCGGCGTATATGCGCTCAGAGTGTTGCTCTAACACATGAGCCACGTCCCACTGTAAGGGGGACAGGTCTTGCGCTTCGTCAACGAAAGTGACAGCCAGACGAGGACAGAACTGGGCACTCTCGTTGACAAAGACCTCTAACATATCGGTAAAATCAAAAAGTTGGTATCTGTTTTTGTATTCCTGCAACGCGGTAGCCACATATTTTACCGTGTTCCAACTTTCGTCTATCTCGCTTTCATCATACTGTTGACGCAAATCTACCTTACGCAGCCGCGCTAGGTTCATCAGATTGACGATTGGGCTACTGCTTTTATTGAGATCAAACGCATCCTCACCAGATAGGCTGGAGCCGTCTACATTAAGATTAAAGCCCAGTGCAATCCCCACCTCTTTGTAATGTTCCGGTTGCATGACCTGTTCTTGCCGTATACCAGACAGGCGCAAAGCAAAGCTATGCAGGGTTCTGAACCACGGCAGTTGTGATTTATCCAGATGAAACCGTGCACAAGCCCGCTCAACGGCCTCGTTTGCAGCCTGCCGTGTAAACGCAAAGTACCCGATATGCGTCGGATCTACGCCATTAGCCAAAGCCTCATCCACCTTGTTCAGAAGGGCTGTAGTCTTGCCGGTTCCGGGCGGGCCGTAGATGCGGAATATCTTAGTATCCATGCTCTTCGTCCGTCAGGTCCTCAATACTATCCATAACATTTATGAATACTGGCGTGTGTTCACCCACCCATGCGCCTATGGTGTTGTTCCATAGGTACTCCACAGCTTCGTCGTAGGACATGTTTTCATCTTCTACCAGCACGGCTATACATTTGTGGTAGTCGTAGGCCACCACCGGCTCTTGTCCGGCGCGGTGGCACATGCCAAGAAACGCCTTATCAAATCCATCTGCTTTTAACATTAGAACGGGGCCTCCTCTTCCCTGCCAAAGTCTGGCGTTTTTATGTCTAGCTCAACAGCTTCGTATGCAGGTATTTTCCATACCCTTACGGTGCGGTTCTTAATCCTCAAGACCACACTTTCTCCTCCCATGTCCCGAAGCCGTTGAGCTATCTTGTAAGGCTTGTACTCAAAAAACTTGTTACGTTTTAAGAAAGCCTCAAAATCTTTCATTCTAAAATATGTGACGTTTGCTTCTTCGTCCGTCCAAGGACGTTTAAGAAGTATTTCTTCTTTATCTTTGGCTTTTTGTAAATGAGCGCAAAACTCTTCTAAATAATCGTAAAACTGCCCGCTCGTGCTGGCATCCTCTGCCACGTCGATGATTGCGCTTTCATTAGCGTTCATCTCCCGCATCAACGCACCTATGCGTCCTTCCCATACTTGTTTACCGACAGAGCGGGGCATCGTGTTAAGTTGCTCCATACAAGCCTTTTGAAACGCGGGCTGACTCATCAACCCCTCCGTATCTAACTCAAGCGGCTCTCCGTTTACATCAACAAACCAGACGGGTGGGTGCGAGTTATATTTTCGTAGATTGGCTATGGCCGCCCCTTGTACCGCCGCCCCAATCCCGTGCTTTCTTGTCTGACACAGTTCTTTATTACAGTGCGCGTTAATGGGTGCATCGCTACACCGATAGGCGTAATCCTTCTTTTCAAGCTGCTTCGCAACTATGTTGACTTCATTTAGCGGCAGCGGCGGCTCAAGATACTGCATATTATATGTCAGTATCTCTGACTCCCAGCTATCCGGATATGCTTTGCGTAGGTATACGCCTATATTGAACAGCCCGTTGTTGCGCCCACCCTCGCTAATCTTGTTCTTGATCAGGAACTGTAAGCACGGTGGTCCGTCCTTCATTTTGGATGTTTCAGGGTCATCCGTAATCTGAAGCTTAATTACCTGTTCAGGTGTTTGCTTTTGTGCTTCATATAGCTCTATAAACTCATCCAGAGTAGCAGATGTGCCGTCGTCCTTGATGGCGTACCGTAAGCCGTCCTCTGCGTCATAGTACGGTAGGTTTAGAAAGTTACCTACGTCATCGCGGTCCAAGTGCAGTTTAATCTGTTTGGGAAATATCTCACTGCCACCATAGCCCAGTGCCGCCGATACCTGTTGCAGTGTGGACTGCATGTCCTTGGCGTCTACCCAGTCCGTAGTGAACAGGAAACAGTGTGCGCCGCCTGATTTAGAGCGACACACCACGAGTGGCAGCTTTAGCTTACGGATCTTTTCAACAAGAAGTTTGTGGTCTAGCGGGTATTGATCTACATCAACGCAACCCCAGACGCACTTGTTCTCTTCGTTGATCGGTATGATACCGATACCACGGCCCTCACCAGACAAATGCCCTTCCCACAGTTCCTTGGTCCGTGGTTCGCGCACGATGGCGGCTCTACCGGTATTCTTACCGTTAGCTTGCTGTTTTTCTATTTTATAAGTGCCGTAAGCAAGCTGTAGTCCATTAAAAATGGATGAAAATTTTTCTACTGACATAATGGTCCCCGTCAAGAAAAGTGGCGGCTAGGCCGCCACTAATCCCTTAGAACGGCACGTCGTCAGATAGATTATCGCTAGGTGCGGTATCGTCTTGGTGCTTCACCACTACATCGCCAGCGGTAATGCTTTGAGCAAAGTCCTTACCACGTTGGTAAATAGCTTTATCTTCAACAGGACCCACACGGCTCATCTCCCATCCATGCCAGCTACCCTTGCTATTCTCCTCAGAGATAGTTTTAAGATGATAGACGTGGCTAAAGCGTGGTGGGGTGAACGGGCCGTTCTTACCCTGCATGGTTAACGAAGAGATCATGCTGTTCCACTTACGAGACTTTTTGAGTTGCGTAGACTTCATCGCAATCAACGCAGTTTCAGCAGAGCCATCATCATGCAAGACGATGACAAAGTGCTGGTGGGTCTCTTCGATATACTGACCTGACCCGTCCTGCACATACTCTTTATTATCTTCAGCAGACCGCTCCGTTTTGGGCATTGCCTCGCCCGGTGAGTAGATAGCCACAGGAGCGCCCGTTCCTTCGCCTCTAGGGGCCCATTGGATGAACCGGCGCTGGTATGCCACCGGAATAACCTTAATGCCGTCCTTGCCCTTGTATACGGCTCCTGAGACGGTATTGAAGATATCACCCTTACGAGCATCCTCCAGATCATCAAGTTCTTTGCTTACACCTGACAATATCTTGAGAAATGGCAGCGCAAGATCGTCTTGGCTCATATTTTCCAGACCAGCCCCTGCATCTGCTTCAAACATAGAAGGGTCAAACTGGATAATTTCAGCAGTGCCCTTTTCGACCACATCGTTTTTCTTTTCAGCCATCTTACTTTCCTCTCTTGATAATAGCTCTTTGTCCGACATACGCTCCAAAGAGTTCCATTGGGAACTCGTCACCATTCTCAACACGTTCGCGGACAAAGGCACGAAGCGTCTGTGCATGGATATCCGTCTTTTGTTCCGGCGCGTAGCCTTCTTTTTCCGCAACGGCTTTAAACGCAGCCGCTTGGTCGTCCTCGCCTCTGCCAAAACTACACGTAATCGTATTTTTGATGATGTCATCATACCCATGCTCCCGTAACCAATCGAATGCTTTTGGTTTATTATCTACCAAGATTGATGCACCGTAGGTTGGTTTGACAGTAACCTCGGAACCATCATCTAGTTTCATGGCCGTCAGGCCGATCTCCGCCAACATCGTCGGCAGATCTTCGTCAGTCATTTTCAGCAACGACTTTTTCTCAGCCTTGAGTTTCTCCTCAAGCTGTTTGACCTGCTCTTCCTTGTCCCTGATTGCTTTAGCCATACCGGCGACCGTCGTCAGGTCACCTTGATCCAGCTTTTCAACTGAATTAGACAGATTGGCTTCA